TTGATGCAGCAATGTTCGGCAATGATATTTCCTAACCATATCACCCATGTTTCCCGGCTAATCGAACGTGTAGGATACGCGGCTTTTTCAAACCAGGCCCAATCTTTATCGATCATGTCGGGGTTTCGGCAATCCTCATCGGTATCCATGTCGGTCATGATCAGTACATCGGGCCGTACTTCTTCGTTTCTAAGCCCGCGCGGCGTTTGGCCTTTCCCTGTTGCTATGAAAGAACAGCCACTTGCTATTGTAAAGGCGTTACTCGTCCATTCACCATAAACTTCCTGCCACCCGTAATCGCCTATAAGACGCTGATTACTTTCAAAATTGATCTTGAACGGCCGGAGGAGTTTGACAGCCTTGTCAAGGCTACTGCTAATCAGTAACACAGAGCGTTTTTTACGAGTTACTGCAACCTTAATTACTTCCATCATCGTCCGGGTGTCCTTGGCCAGTTCACGGCTCCAGGCCCGCACGATGTAATATTCCATGTGCGCCATCAGCCGCCGGGTACTTATTTTGTGAAACGGAGCGGCGTCAGCATAATAGTAGTTGGGGAAATAGTATTTAAACCAGGCCTCATCGTTTCCCTCACGCTCCAGTTCTATAATGCGCAGCTTCTTTTGCTCAGCGGTTTCGACAAGGTCGATAACCGCACCTCTGTAAAGCGCTTTGGTGTACTCAAAAAAAGTATTTTTTTCATTTAGATGTTCGTTTGCAGACATGGTATCGACTAGTATTAATCAAGGGCTAAAATTGGAAATGAGATTTCCGAAGATGCGGACCAGAGGGGCGAAGTATCGCGCCTCTTACAATTTAGCCCTGACATATTCGTCCATCCAGCGGGCAATTTCCTGGGATTTGGCAAGGTCGACCTTTCGAACATATTCGAGCAGATTTTTAAAAACTGCCAGGGTTTCCGGTACTGATGCGTTCTTGGTTTCCAGGTCTGTTATGTCGAGTATTAGTTTTCGGCGCACATCGCTCAACTTTGCGTCGGCAAATTGCTCGCCATCGGGTTTGTTGCGAATGCTGTTATTTATCTGCACAAGCTCATCCAGCAGATTATCCATTTGTTCCTCGCGGGTGAGTATAAAATTGCGCTGCAGCTTTATCCATCCGCCATTGTGCATCCAACGCGTCAGGGTAGCTTCAACTATGCCTGTTTTGAGGCCAATTTCCTGTAAGGTCAGCCTATCTCGGGTGAATAATATCTTCGCATAATCCTTCAGGTTCTCCAGTTCAGCTTTTGTGTGTTTAGTGGTTTTATTCATTTGTATATTATTGATTATCAAAGTCAATAAAGGCCGTTGATTAACGCGGACCGATCTTTTTGTTTACTATTTCCTCACCAAAAGTGCAGTGTTTATTGGCGTAAAAAAAAAGAGGTTTTGCTAAGCTTGCAGTAATTGCAAGCTTAACGTACACGGGGTGCCAGCTACTGATTTCCCGGTTTTTTTTGCATGATTTTGCTCCTTACGTTTGTCCCGGAAATCAACGAAACTCTCATGCCAAAAAGCACAAAACGGTTTGTTTTATCAACCTCGCAACTTAACTCGCACGGCTTCCGCTCACTTACCGCAGGGGCAGACCTGGCCGACTTTATCGCCAATCCTATTATGTATTGGCTGCACACCACGCCCGAAGGAAAGAGCAGCGCAGAACTGCTGCCGATAGGTTTTTGGGAAGACATTAAAAAGGAAGGCGACGAAATTACCGCCGTACCCAATTTTGATGACAACGACGAGTTTGCCATGAAGATATTTAACAAAGTAGAGCATGGTACGCTTCGGGCCGCAAGCGTTGAGGTAGAACCGATTGAGATTGACGCGGATAAGAAGAACTGGGTAAAGGGCCAGAAGCTGCCGACGATAACCAAATGGAAGATAGGCGAGGCAAGCATTGTGGACCGGGGATCGAACAAAGCCGCGCTGGTGAAACTAAAACATAAAAGTAACGTGGCCGGGCCGGATGATGCAATTACGGCCAATGAATTCTTCGATTTACTACAAAACGACAATATGAAAATAAAACTTAACGAAAAGACTTCGCAGTTTTTAAAACTGGCCGAAGGCGCCGAACTGGATGCTACGGAAATTGTAGAAAAACTGGTTGAGGTTATTGAAGAACGGGACGGCACCATAAAGCTGGCTGCGGAAAAGCTGACGAACCTTGAGGACGAGGTTAAGCAACTGGAAGATGCCGCCGCCGAGGGTAAAATCGTCCTGATGGTTGACAAGGCGGTCGATGACAGGAAGATACTTGCTTCGGCACGTGAGCAATTCATTACCCTGGCCAAAAAGGACCTTGAAACGACCAAAGCACTGCTTGACGGGTTGAAGCCTGCGCACAGCATAAAGGAAAGCCTGGCGCGGGCCGGCGGCGACATTAACGAAGAGCTGACTGGTTTGCTGAAACAGAATTTTGACGAACTGCTCCGAAACGGCGGCGCCGACAAGCTGCGCAAGCTGGACCCCGAAAGCTATAAGCTGAAGTATAAAGCCAAATTTGGCAAGGAACCGGAGCGGGTTTAGATGTGCAAATATGCAGATGTGCGGATGCGCAGATGAGGAAAGTCCATGGTCGATAGTCCATAGACCATGGTAGCTGCGGGGAAGATCGTAGTTCTTGGATCATAGTTCATAGCAGTTGCGGAAAGTCCATGGTCGATAGTCCATAGACCATGGTAGCTGCCGGGAAGATCATAGTTCCTGGATCATGGTTCATAGCAGTTGCGGAAAGTCCATGGTCGATAGTCCATAGACCATGGTAGCTGCCGGGAAGACCATAGTTCATGGATCATGGTTCATGGCAGCTGTTGGGGGGCGTAAGTCTATATTTAATAGCTGCGACAGATTCCGATGCGATAACATATAATAAAATTAAAAACCTATAAAAAAACATGAAATCAACATTAAAGACTTTATTACTTGCGTTTATTGCGCCGCTGCTTTTTATTGTGCCGGCAGTGAACGGCCTGGCGAATGCAACAGGCTTGCCACCGTGGCTTGCACTGATAGTTGTGCTGGCGGTTGCTTGTGTATTGTACATGGCGCCTGCGAAACGGAATCGTAAAAATGTACAGATGGCCTCCGTAGACGTAGAAATATGGGCCAATTACATTATTGACCGGTTGTGGAAAGACAACAAATTTTTGAAATATGCCTGGAACGACGATCAGTATGTTTTGAAAGGCAAGATTGTGCATATCCCACAGCCTGGCGCCGCGCCGAATATTTCGGTTAACCGCTCATCGTTCCCGGCTACGGCAGTTCAACGTACCGATACCGATATTACCTACACGCTGAACGAATATACCACCGACCCGGCACTGGTTGAATACAGTGAAGAGGTGATCGTTTCGTACGACAAGATCGACAGCATTATAGGCGACCTGATCGGTTACCTTAACGACAACATCGCTGACAATATGCTATTGAGCTGGCTTGATGAAAGCGTTACAGTACCGCAAAAGATATACACATCAGGCGCACTTGCCGCTGCCACAACCGATGAGATCGGTACCGCGCTGACTGGTCAGCGCCGCGTGATGCTGGCCAATGACATTAAAAAGGCAGCGTTGACGATGAACCTGCAGCGCATACCGAAAGAAGGCCGATTTGCCCTGATAGAAGCCAATATGTACGACCAGCTTTTAACCGACTTAGCGCAAACCCAATACCGCGACTTCTCGAACACAGCCGATCCGCAAAACGGAGTCGTTGGCAAATTGTATGGTTTTACGCTGCTTGACCGGTCGAGCACTGTTACTTACAGCACTACCGATACGCTTAATGCATATGGCGCCGCCAGTGCGTCGACTGACAACCTGGCCTCGATATTCTGGCAAAAAGACTGCGTAAGCCGCGCGCTGGGCGATGTGAGGGTATTTGAGAATACCGAACGCGCCGAGTATTACGGTACTATTATCTCGACCCTGTTACGTATGGGCGGCCGCAGAAGGCGTGGCGATGACAAAGGCGTGATCGCACTGGTGCAGGCGGCTTCTTAAGAACAGAGCCAGGAATCAACAGCCGAGAGCCAGGAAAAAAACCGAAAGTAGGGAAGTCTGGAAGTCTGAATGATAAAGGAAACTGACTGATAGCGATATGCCGGTAAAAGATCCGAAGAATCGCCCTGCTACTGGATAACTGAATATTTAACTGAAACAGTCCCTCTGAAACTGATGTGCCTCCCGGTATTGGGCCGGGGGGCGCAAGGGAGTAGCCATGACTATGACGCACGCAACTAAATTGTTAAAAACATTTGACTTTCAAAGCATTAGAGAGCTTTTGCTAAGCCTTGCACCAAGTTTTAAATACCGAATTAATGTGTATGTGATGGGTTTGACGGTAATATGGATACCGATTGATAAGTGGTTCGGGTTGGATGACCTGGCTTTTGTCGGGCTGCTTGCGGTGTTCTTTACAGAAGTGACAAGCGGGATAGCCGCGAGTCGCATTCGCAAGGAAGTCTTCAGCAGCCTTAAGCTGTCGCGGTTCGGATTGAAAGCAACCTGCTATATGGTGCTCATTTTCACTTCTTACACCATGTATATGAGCTTTAAGCATCATGCAGACGACACGGCCGCAGTAGTATTTGACTGGCTGCATATTTTCCTGGTGGTGCATATCGTATTCGAAAACATTATCAGCGTGCTTGAAAACGTAGCCGTGATAAGCGGTAAGGACAAGAGCGCCTGGATAAAGAAAGCGAAGGATAAGCTGGATGGGATATTTGGGTAGAAGTAAGCAGTTTGAAGTGGGCAGTTTGCAGTAGCAGTATAGAGCCAGGAAACAAGATTCAAGCGCCAAGAAAAAGCGAAAAATCCAAAGCCAAGAGCTAATCCGGACCTTAAAAATCGAGAATTGGAGAAAGGGATAGTACCCGCCGGCAGTACCGGACAGCGATTTTAAATGCTTAGTGAACAACATATGAAAATGACGATAGACCAGAACGGAATAAATATGATCAAGGGGTTTGAGGGGCTTAAGCTTACCGCTTACCAGGATGTGGCCGGCGTTTGGACCATTGGCTGGGGGAGCACTCAGTACGCAAACGGATCCCGGGTGAAACAAGGTGATAAGCTGGTGAACCGGGAATGTGCCGACGACCTTTTTGAACGTACGCTTAAACCTTATGAGGATGCAGTGAATGCATTCGTAAAAGAGCCACTTACGCAGGGGCAATACAATGCGCTGGTAGATTTTGCCTATAACGAGGGTACCGGCGCGCTGGAACGATCGACCCTGCTTAAGGAACTAAACGCGGGTAATTACAAGGCCGCTGCTGACCAGTTTTTGGTTTGGGATGAAATTACCGACCCGGAAACAAAAAAACGGATCGTAAACGATGACCTGGCAAAACGACGTCAGAAGGAACGGGCGATTTTTTTGGGAGAGCCGAGGAGGAGTCCTAAGTCTTGAGTCGAGTAAGAATCAAGAGCCGGGAATCAAGAGTCAAGAAAAGCTTAAAGCGGACAGCCTAAAGCAGAAAGCAAATTGCCAATGCCTAAGGCAAAATTAAAACTAATACATGTACCTATGAAAATATTATCCTACCTGTTATTCATCCTTTTGCTGGCAACCGCGGGATGCGGATCGGTGAAAACTTCGGTGAAAAGTGATACAACGGTTAGCGCCGTGACGAGTATCCATGCCGATAGTTCAGTTAATAGAACCAGTGTGAGCGACACCTATGGCGATACGCTTAGGGAGAGCAATTTTTTGCCTGCTCAGCTGCTTACCGATACCCCCCGGGTTGCCACAAAGGATACTTTGCCATACACCATTACCTCGCAAAGTAATGGAATAGCATTTAAAGAAACCTTTACCCCAGCCTATTACAAGGGGCATTTTATTGGTGACCAGGCCAGTATAACTGCCATAGCAAAACCTGTTACAACCACCAACACCAGCGAAGTGCAGCACAGCACCGTCAGCACGACAGCTACTAGGGACAGCACCTCGCATGTCCAAACTTCTGCAAAGAAAACCATTGGCTGGAGCTTGCCTTCGTGGGTTTGGTGGATAGCAGGCATAGCCCTTGTTGGGGCGTTGATCTATTTTTTAAAACCTTTTTTAAAGTTTATTTAAATGGAATTATCGAAAGAAGCCGGGGCAGCGGCTAAAAAACTGCTGTTGTACCTGGAGAATCT